GAAGTAACTAAACGACCTGTACTAAATATACGACCACCTGCAACTGATGCAGATGTTGAAGTAGTCCCCACCAACAGATTGCCTGAAGAATCAATACGCATGGCTTCTGTGGCATCATCTGTGCCTGTTGCTGAACCGTGTACAATAAAAGCCAAGCCTTGAACATCTGAGTCAGCACTTCCCTGAACTCCAGCAATAGCAGATGCTCCAGTATTTGTACCAAAAGATATTGCTCCTGAATAAGCTCCAGAACCTCCAGCAGTTCCTCCATCAACGTGAATACCTGCTGCGTTAGCTTGACCTGAGTTAGTAAGAACATAATTACTAGTCCCGCCTATATTTAATCTACTGGTCGTAACACTAGATGTGCCAACTAATATGTTGCCTGAAGAGTCTATTCTCATGCGTTCTGTAAGCCCAGCAGATGAAATACTATTGTTTCCTGATGTAGAAAATACTAAAGAAGTAGCAGTGTTTGATGAACTGTCAGGTGATGCTGTAACTGCAGCCAAAACACTAGAGGCATCATATCCATTTAATGATTTGAACCCAATTCTTGCATTACGCCCACCAGAACCATAATCGTTATATATTGTAATCCCACTATTGTCAGTATCACTTGCAATTTCTAAAGTATTAGTTGGCGAAGTCGTTCCAATACCCAAAGCTTCAGCACTTGCATCCCAAAAGAACTTGGCTGTAGTTCCTGTATCTTCGTAGAAAGAGATGTCTCCTGTATCTCTATCAATACCTAATCTTGTTCTAACTGTACCTGAAGCACTTGATTGTATTAAAAAATCATTAGCACTACCATCAAGTTTTAACCTAAAGCCATTAGTAGCTGCATCCCCAAAGTTTGCACCTTCAGAACCAGCGTTTGTCTCAATTAAATCAACTGCTGCACTATCAGCATTGTTTTGTGAACCACCACGTTCAAGTGTTAATTTTGCAATAGCACCTAGTTCTTCAATACGAGCATTGCCATCAACAGTCAAACCATCAGCAGTAACTGTACCTGTTACGTCTATCCCTGTTGAGGTTGTGGATAGTTTTGTTGAGTTATCATAACGAAGCTGAACAAGAGGAGCATTCGTGTTATTTTGAATGCTTATTGCAACTTTTGCAGTGTCAGTATCTCTTAGCGTAAGGTTAGTTCCGTCAATATAAAGCGTTCCCGTCCCATTGTCTTTGATAAAACTATTACTACCATCATGATAAATCTGTAAATCTGAACCTGCTCCAAAGACTGCTTTGTCGTTGTCACCAAAGTTAATATCTGCACTTGTTGTTAAGCCATCTGTTGTTATAACACCTGTTACGTCTATGCCTGAGCTGGTCGTGGCTAGTTTTTCTGCACCTGCATAGTAAACTTTAGATGCACCGCCTTCTCCTGCTTTGAAATAGTTATTTCCAGATGAATCTTGTAATCGTAAGTCATTTCCTGCTGATATATTTAAGTCACCAGCACCGACATCTTTAATAAGACTATTAATACCATCGTGATAGATTTCTAAATCATTGCCTGTACCAAAAGTAGCCTTAACAGAATCACCAAAAGTAAGTGCATCTGCTGAAGCATCCCAAACCATTTTAGCTGTAGTTCCTGTATCTTCGTAGAAGCTGATGTCTCCGTTGGCTGCTATGTTCATTGCCCTATCATTATTGGCTCTAAACTCTAAATTATGGTTGCCAAAAGTATCAATAACGCCACTTTGATTACCATTAGAGTAGGTAAGTTTAGTTCCGTATGTGCCATTGCTGCTAGTTGTTTCACCTACAACAGTCAAACCATCAAAGGTTGGAGTTCCTGCAACGTCTAAACCTGTAAGCGTACCAAGACTTGTAATATTAGGTTGAGCTGCTGTTTGAATAGTACCTGTTACATTACCTTCTAAATTAGCAACTAAAGTACCAAGTGAATTAAGTGTAATATTTCCTGTAGAAGTACCATCTGCTGTTGTTAATCCTAGTGTGAATTTATCAACAGATTCATCCCACATAAAGATACCATTATCAGCAGTACCTCTATTGATCAACATACCTGAATCGTTTACAGGACTACCTGTTAATCCTGCATTAAGCTGGAATAAGTTATCTTCTATATCTAGGTTAGTAGTATCAAGAGATGTAAGAGTACCATTGACTGTTAAATTACCTGCTACTGTTAAGCTGTCAGCAATTTGCACGTCATCAGGTAGTGTTAGCGTTATATTTGCAGACTCACTTCCACTACCTGTAACAGTGATCTTATTAGCAGTACCAGTTACTGTTGCAACATAGTTACCAACTGTATCAGTTCCAAGTGTTACTGAATTAGCATCTACGCTTGATGCTTGTATTCCTAATGCATCAACAAATGCTTTAGTAACTCTTGTATCTATAGCTGAATTTGCTCTTGTATCTGTATAGTATAAATTTGTACCTTCTGTTAAATCAGAAGTTGTTTTATTACCAAATGCAGAATCAAATCTTGTAGTTGTGTAATATAAGTTAGTTGTTCCTTCACTTAAATCATCTGTATCTTTAGATGTAAAAGCTGAATCAAATCTAGCAGATGTGTAATATAAATTAGTACCTTCTGCTAAATCACCTGTATCTTTGGTAGCTAATCTAGTATCAAAGTCAGTATTTGCCCTTGCTGATGTGTAATATAAATTAGTAGCACCTTCTGATACGTCATCAGTGTCTTTAGTTGCAAGTCTTGTATCAAATGCAGAATTAACCCTTGCATCTGTATAATAAAGATTAGAGCCTTCAGTTAAGTCTCCAGTATCTTTAGTAGCTAATCTAGTATCAAAATCTGAATTAACTCTAGCTGTTGTGTAATATAAGTTACTACCTTCTGTTAAATCACCTGTATCTTTAGTAGCTAATCTTGTATCAAAATCTGTATTTGCTCTTGCTGTTGTATAATAAAGATTAGTATTTTCAACAACTATAGAAGTATCAAGAGTTGCTGTAACAGCTTGATTAGAAGCATTACCTATAAATATCTTGCCATCATCTAAGTTAGGCGTAGCATTACTTCTACCAGCACCACCTACTTTTATTGATCCCTCAGTTGCATGACTTCTTTGAACTCTACCTATATTTTGTATTAAAGCAGATTCTCCACTTGGAGCAGTTGTTGTATAAGCACCTGCTGTTGTTGATACATATAATGTTTGTCCTTCTGATACTCCTGAAGTATCTAATCCTGCTAATGTTCCAAAAGTTACAACTTCAATAGCAGCATTATCATTAGCATCTTCAGCAGCAAAACCAAATGCAGGCATTTTAGAAGCATCATCAGCTTTTGCTTGTGCTACAGTTGCTACATCACCACTAACACCTGAAATATAAACTACATCACCTTTTGTTAAAGCACCATCAGCTTTAGCATTAAATCTTACAGCACCTCTTATATCACCTATAAACTGGTCAGTTGCAGTAATAGTATTAAAAGTAACATCATCAGTTGTAGCTACAGCTTGTCCTATAGCAACACTAGGAGTAGAACCTTCACCAGTTCCACCTGTTACTGTTACACCAGTTCCACCTGATAGTGATTCAACATAATCACCAGTTGTGTCAGTTCCTAAAGTAATAGAATTAATTTGAACTACTGTATCTATATCTATATTGGCACTACCATCAAAAGAAGCTGATCCAACAACATCTCCTGATAAAGATATGGTTCTTGCAGTTGCAAGTGTTGTAGCTGTATCTGCATTACCTGTTAAGTCTCCAGTTACATTACCAGTAACATTACCTGTTACATTACCAGTGACATTTCCTGTTAAGTCACCTATAAGTGTATTTGATGCAGTAATACTAACACCTGTAGTAATCCAAGCATTATCAGCAGCGTTTCTGATCTTTAATACGCTGTTAGCTGTATCTACCCATAATTGATGGGCAAATGTAGTTGATGGTTCAGTTGCTCCACTATTGACTGTCACAATAGCAGATAAAGCATTATTTAAGTCTGCTCTAAAATCTGCACCTGACTGGTTTGCTATGTTGTAATCGTGTTGTGCCATAATAAAATCCTATTTTCTATATATTAAATCATTCAGGGATAGTTGGAAATATAACATCAGCAATATTATTGACTGACTGTTGTGTAGATGGTAAATCTCTTAATGATTGCCTGTATGTTGCCCATTCTTGTTTTTTAGAATCAGATAAAGGACAGTCATTTACTTGAGTCCAATCTGATTGAGTTAGTAATTCGTTTCTTTTGTTTCTTAATATTTCTAATACATTATCAGTTCTTATAACCGCTTCACCATCAATTATCTTATACTCATTGGGTTGATAATCCCCTTCAATGATTCCTTGTTCATCTTCTAATAACATTTCATGCATTTCTGCAACTGTTGAACATGAGAATTCTATTTCGCCTGTTTCTAAATTGTATATAGTAAAAATATTCATTATTGTGTGTTATCCATCATTACATTAAGTGAAAGTTGAGTATGATTGTAACTTCCTGAGAAATATATTCTCCAATAAACAGTTGATTGAGTTCCTGATAATGTAGTTATTTGTCCTGTATAAACATAAGTATATCCTCTATAAGTTCCAGCACTCCAAGAAATATTAGTATTACCACTTGCATTAACCCATGTAGTTCCATTTATTGAATATTGAACCCTACCACCACTGACATCACCAAGCACTCCTGAAAAAATAGCTACATAAGTAGCATTGTTTCTAACTTGAGTAATTGCTAAATTAAAAAATGATGCATTGCTTCCTGTATATTCTGATGTTCTTTGTACATATACTTGTCCTTCTCTTGATAAAGGCACAAAGGTTTCAGTAGTTAAATGACTTTTTATATCAGCAGATACATTATCAAAATGCTGTACGTTTAAAGTACCAACATTTATTCTTGCTGAATCTAATTGATCAGCAGTAATTTTAGTTGCTGATATGCTATTTACTTTATCATTAGTAACAGCATTATCTGCTATTTGTGTAGTGCCTACACCATCTGATTTAATAATAAGATTACCACTACCATCAGTATCAATAGTGACATTATCTATTTGTATTCTATTAGCGTTTAAAGTTCCTGTAGAAACATTGTCTGCGTTTATATTAGTAACATTTACAACTGAAGCATTAATAGTTCCAGTGGTAATAACATTACCTGATATAGAAGTTACATTTGAATTAACCTGAGTACCATCAATAAAAGATTCATCATTTGTTAAAGAAGATATATTATCTCCACTAACAATAATGCTTCCTGCTGTTATAACTCCTGATACATCTATTCTTGCTGCTGCTACAGTTCCAGTAGTAATAGCACCACCTGATATAGATGTAACATTTGAATTAACTTGTCCACCATTAATAAAAGCAGAATCATTAGTTAAAGATGAAACATTATCGCCAGTAACAATAATATTACCTGTACTAATAATATCTGAAACATTTAATCTTGCAGTGTTGACAGTACCAGTAGTGATAACACCACCACTAATTGAAGTTACGTTTGAATTAACTTGAGTACCATCTATAAAAGCAGAATCGTTTGTTAAATCTGAAATATTGTCACCTTGAACAACAATGCTGCCAGCAGTAATGATTGTTTGTGCAGAAACAGCACCTGTTGCACCAGCTACTGACTGTACTGGTGCTGCTGATGCAGCTCCTGCTGTATCAACGTAACCAGCATTATTAGTTAAGTCTGTAACATTATCTCCACTAACTATAATACTTCCTGTAGATATAATGTCATTAACATTTAATCTAGCAGTAGCTACAGTTCCTGACGTTATATTATCTGCATCTAAGTTAGTAACTGTAATAACTGAAGCATCTATAGTTCCTGCTGTTATTTTATTAGCTGTTATAGAATTTATCTTTGCATCAGTTACATTGCCATCTAATATCTTATTAGTAACAATAGCATCATCTTGAATATCAGCAGTAGCAGTAGGAGCATCACCAATAGTAAATGTACCCGATGCTGGAAATCTAGCTGGTGAAGATTCAGTTCCTAATGTATTTAAAGAAGTAATATTAGCAACATAAGAACCTGTAGGTACAAAGTTAAGATCACAATTCTCTACATCTACTATTCTATTTATTACTTGATTACCTGAATTATCTACAACATTAACCCTGTATTGATAATCAGGGAAATCAGTTGGTTCATTCCAAGATAAGAAAGGTCTACCTGTAGAACTAGAATCAGTATCAGTAAATGATAATCCTGTCGGAGCTTTAACTGCATAAGCAGAAGGTAAGTTAGCTAATTCTTCTACTGGTTCTTGAGGTGGTACTTCCCATGTATAAACATCAAAATATTCTATTAAACTAACTGCAACTAAACCATTAGGTTGTAGTTCTAATGCTTCAACTCTACAAACTTTACCTGAAAATCCTAAACCTGCATAAGTTAAATCTACTATATCTCCTACATTTAATTTATACATTTCAGGAGTTCCTAAGAACTGCATAGTTGTTTGATTTCTACTTCTAGTTAATATTGCTTTACCCATGTTATAAGCAATATATGGATCAGTTATATAAGGAAATTCAGCTTTAATTTCTAATATTTCATCATTATCATCTGAGTAATATTCAGGAGTCGCATCATGCAAAACTGTAGCTGTATCTAATTCATATCTTTTATTAGCGTTAAAAAATTCAACAATAACTTTATTTGCTTTCTTATCTTTATTGCCATAATCAACTGATATACCAGCATTAGCAATAATATGATTATCATTAATGCTGAATGATGATGAGCCTGTATCTTCTATTGATAATTCATACTGACCATTAATATAAAGAAAAATACCTCTCATGTTAGCGAGAAGCTCTTTAGCATTTTCCATTACATTTTTATTAGTATCTAAATAACCATTACAATGGAATCTTTTTATCTTCACTAAAGATGAACCAGTAGTTTGTGAAGAATAATTTGTGCCTAAAGTATCGTTAAAATAAACTCTGTATAATGGATTTTGGTCAAAGAATTCATCTCTTTGAATATCAGTAATTTCTTTACCTGTAATAACACCATCACCATTGTTATCATAAATATCTATTAATTCACCAATTTTATTTTGCCACCAATCACTATTAGGGTCTGAACCACCAATGGTTATAAAGCTATCACCAGCAACACCACTCCATGTTAATGATTTAGATGTACCGCCAAAAAATGGATTATCAACTTCTGTATCACAAACATCAGCAGCAGAGCTAAATGTAGAAATATTGATTTGTGATTCAGTTAATCCTTTACCGACCTCGTTGTCAGTAATGTAATTTAAAAAACATAAGGCAGGGTTATCTGAATATGCATAAGTAGAAACATCATTAAATCTATGTGAACCACTACCACCAGCAGTAGAATCTAATCTAGGATCATAAACTTTCTTACCTCTAACTTGTACTGTTAGTTGCGGTACTCCTGACCAAATACCATCTTTATCATAACCATAATGAGCAGCAATATAAGCTATACCATTTAATTTATGTGCTGAAGTCCAATTAGGCATAGAAGCTACAAGCATAGGGTCTGCTGTTTGACTTGCAGCACCATGATGTAAGTTCATTACATATCTATATTTAGAAGTAGGACTTGAACCAAATTGACCAGCACCAGCATCAATGCCAGTACCATTTTGTGAAACTGTATTTAATGAATAGTTACCTGAAGCTATTTTATCTGAACCTATATAACCACCATCTCTAAATCTAGCAGAATCAGTTAATCTATTGCCATCTAATTCAATACTCTTACCAATAATTTCATCTACTTCACCTACTGCTAAAGCATAGACCACATATAAATCTCTTGAATCATTTGCAGATACATCCATGTAAATAATCTGAGCACCAACTCTACGAGTACCATATATAACAGGAATCTTTCCACCAGCAGAAGTTTTATTAGCTAGAATATCTTGACCTTTAGCAAGCATATTTCTAGCTTGTAAGAATCCTTTAACTCCAACTACAAGGGTTGCTACATTTACAATAGTAGTTATTGCTTGTAATACCTTGCTTCCTTCGTAAACACCTTTAGCCCATTGAAAAAACTGAACAACTTTATCTAGCATTATCTACCCCACCTAACATCTTCTTTAACTTGGGTAGCAAATTCCATACCTTTATCACCTGTACTAAATGATTGTTGTGATTCATCAGAAAAGTGTCTTCCTTTAGTTAAATTCCAATTTGCCCAATGCGATGCAACTGTCATATTAAGTGTAGAATTATCAATACTTTCTGTAATAGCAACATTTCTAATTTGCCCTGTAAAATAATTAATTGCACCTACAATAGTTTCATCTGAATTAAAATAAGCTATATAAATATCAACTGTTTTATCTGTAAAAGCACCATCTTGAACTAAAGACCTGACTTGGTCAGTAACATTTGAAAAACCTAAATTTATTTCATCTACCTGTAATTGACCTGTTTCAGTTATTGAATCAACTGATAAAAAAGAACCGCCAGCTTCATAGCTATTAGAATCATAAGTAACATCAGAATACCAATCAGTTAATCTGATAGTAGATGATAAATTAAGTTCAACTAAAAAAGCTGTCTTAGTTGCTGTTGATGATACTTGAGTTTGTAAAGCAGATGATAAACTTCTAGGCATTAGGTTATAACCTCTCTAACATCAAATGAAATACTATAAAAACCACTAGCATCTGTTGAATACATAATCTCATTATTTTCAAGATAAACAGTGAAACTAGGTTTATTTACAGTAACAGCTTCATTATCTGCTAGAGATGCTACTAGGTTAGGTGATATAAGAACAGTTAATGCTCCACTACCATCAGAATCAATATCTGATTGAACCATATAGACTTTACTATGATTAGCAAATTTAATTAGATCACCAGCTTTCAAAGCACCTGTTTGATTGTTTGAGAAGCCATCTATAGCAATAGAAGCATCTCCTGATGTATGAGCTCCAACTACCTGAATATCTGTTTCTAACCTGCCTGCACCTAAATTATCTAATGGTGCAACTATAGTAAAGTCCTCAAAAGAACCTTTTTGTTTTTGTAAAAATGCAAATACTTCTTGAGCCTTTTCTTGTTGTAAAGGTGGCATTTGCACTGTAAAAGAAAAATATTGACTACCTATTTGTCTGACTTGTTTTCTACCTGATAAAGTCTGATTCAATAAAGTAGGTCTATTATCTTTGAAATTTAAACTTCTAAAATTAGGAGATGTTGGAAATTGTCCTGACATTATACTACTCCCATCTTGCCTTGATTATTCATGGCATTGTTTATGATTGATGTTATCAATCCTTTTCTTGATGCTAATAATTGGTCAAATCCAGCAGCATCTACTGTTGATATATTAAAGTTGACTGTAGCACCCATGCCTTGACCTTTAGTATGATCTATAACAGTTTCATTAGGATGTAATATTGCAGGAAATCCACCTCTGCCATCTACACCACCTGCTCTTGCACCCATACCAGTAAAACCACCACCTTCTAATTTAGGAATTGTATTTGGTATTGTTAATGATGATGTATCTATTTGAGGTTTTTTCTTAAATATACCACCAAACGATTCAAACATTTTATCTATAACTAATTTTTGTAAAGCTATTCTTATTAACTCTCTTACTATAGAGGTAGCAAAATCTTTAAATGATGCTTTACCTTTTTCTAAGAAATCCATAGTTAATTGAGTAATACCATCATAAGACTTTTGAAATACACCCTGCATTTCTTCTTGCATGGTTTTTATATTAGTAAAGAAATCTTTATAACCCTTTTCAGCATCTGCTAAAAACTGTTGAAATGCTGTTAGTTTTGCAAAACCAGTTTTTTTGTCAGCTTCTTGTTCTTCAGGCTTTCCAAATATAAGTTCCATAAGACTTGGAACTTCATAATCTGTATCTCCTACAACTCTGTCTCTAATTCTTTTTCTAGCTTCTGCAATTTTTTCTACAGATTCATCAATCTCTCCACCTATAGCATCAACATCTATAAGTTTAATTTTACCAATACCAAGCCTTTCAGCTACATTTGGCATTTTATCTATAGCACTATTAAACAACCCTAATATTTTATTAAGACCATTTGCTATAAATTTAATTACAGCAAAACCAGTTAATTCTTTTATACCTTGTTTAAAGGTTTCAAAAGCAATTAAACCTTTATCAATAAAATTAGGAATTGTTACGTCAAATACTTGTCTAAAGTCATTATATATTTCTTGTCTAAATACATAAGCTGCCATTATTAATGTAGTAAATCCTGTTAATAATAAACCAAATGGATTTGCTAATATTGCCTTACCCATAGCTTTTATAGCTAAAGTAACTCCAGCTATTGCTGGTATTAATAAAGCATCTAAGTTTTGTGCAACAAAATTTATTCCATTAGCAAGTTTTGAAAAACCTTGAGTAGATTCTTGAATATCTCCAATCATAAATTGAAAATTATTTCTTAAAGCCACACCAGCTTGACCTAAAGTCATAGGCATATCTTTTATTAGATTATTAGTTTCATCAATACCTGCAATAAGAATTGGCATTACAGTTTCTGCTGTTAATTTACCAGCATGACCAAATTCTCTAAGCTCACCAACAGTCATGTTAAGACCTTCGGCTAACATCTTAGTAAGAATCGTGTTGTTTTCCATTACTGATCTAAGCTCATCACCTCTTAAAGCACCTGAAGCTAAACCCTGAGCTAACTGTCTAGCAGAGTTATTTGCTTCTTGAGCATGAGAACCAGCAATAATAAAAGTATTTGCAACCATTTGTGTAGCATCAGCAACGTCTTGTTGTGTTGCTCCTAAATGCTCAGTAGCTAAAGAAAGTCTTGTAAACAACATGGCTACAGCATCAAAATCAGACCTTGACTCTAATGCAATTCTTCTCATGTGGTTCATAGCACTAGCAGTTGCTTCTGCACTACCAGTAAAAGCATCCATTCTGTTTTTAACGCCAATCATGACGTTAGCAGCTTCAACTAATTCTCTTACAGAAAAAGCAGCAGCAAGAGTTTGCCCTAATTGACTAACAACGCTATTGACACCACCAATGTCTCTTTTAAATTTATTTAAAGCAGCAGCAGATTTGTTATTTGCGAATAAATCTATCTGATATTTAAATGCTTTAGGTAGTGCCATTTCTTTCTTCCTTTATCTCAAGATAAGCCAACCATCCTTGAAACTCCTCAACTGTCATTGAATCAATTTCAGTTAATGTTTTGTTAAGTTTTTCAGCTAAAGCATATCTTATGTATAGCTGCTTATCTTCAATTACTTTTTTTTAACTTCTTCCTGTGAAACATTATTCATCATTTCACTAGAAACTCTTATTAATACATCTCTATCAACCCTCTCCAATAAGGTTTTCTTATCAGCGATGGTAAATAACTTTTCTCCAGCTTCGTCTAATGCTTTATAAATTAAAACATAAGCCAAAAGCTGTACGTCATCATCTTGAGCTAGTTTCATAAATTTAGAAGTCTCTGAAAGAGTTATTGGTTTACAATAAATCTTAAGTGGATTATTTTCATCCTCACCCCATTCAGGGACTTCTATAATTTTAGTTTCTAGGCTATCAAAATGCTTCTTTGCGTTATCTATTGCTGACATTTTCTTATACTGTTGTTTGTGTTAATGCACCAGTACCCTGTACTGAAACACTAGCTTCAACTAGACCATCAAATGAGCCAGTTCTTGTTACTCCAGTAACAATAGCTGTACCAGTATAATAAGTATCACCTGCTGTATCTCCTTCAGGATATAGATTTAAAGTTACTTCTGAACCAATGGTTAAAGCACCTTGACCAGTAGTATCAGTCTCATCCCAAAATACATCTAAACTTCCTGAGAAAGAAGTCAATGATGATTTATATGTTCTAGCAGAATCGCCCATTGAAGTATCTTCTAAAGTATCAGCAGTTTCTTCGATTGAATATGATCTAACCTCAGACACTGAATCTGTACCAACTTTAACGATACCTTCGCTTCCTTTATGTGTCGCCATTTTCTACCTCGTCTTTCGACTTTTTCTTAGAAGAAGATTTAATTTTATCTTGCGAATGGACTGCTTCCTCTTTCCAACCCATATTCTTTAAAGACTCAACCTTAGAAGGATGAGCTATTATTGAATTCTTACCATTTGGACTAATCATTTTCATAATTTGCCTCCTGTTAAACTGCTACATCAGGATTAGTTTCCTGAACATAATAGTTAGTTAAAAATGTAAGAGAGACATAACCCAGCGGCTTTTCTCCCTCTCCGTTAAATTCTATTTCTGTTGATTCTAAATAGCAGTCTTTAGCTAATCCATCTAAAGTTCTATCTGCTGCTATTGCTTCCTCAACTTCTTTTGATATTGTATCAATAGTATCATCAAAGTCACTACTAGCTTTTGCATATCCTTCTACCACTACTGACAATTCTCTACTCATAACTCTATCAGTACCTATTACTATAGGTTCAGATGTTTCTGACTTAGTATAGATAACTAATGCTGGTACTGTTTCTAATGGATAAACCCTAGATTGATATACTCTTGATCCAGTAGTTGTTAAACCAGTTAAAGTTGTACCAAACTTTTCTCTTATCTGTTGTCTTATATGATTTGCCATTAAACTTCCTCTAACATTAATGCACTAAAACCTGTCCTATCTGCTTGTATATTTACAACAGTATAGTTTTGTGCTGCTTTGAGTATATTACCATTAGTATCTTTAATTGCAGATACATCTAATCTATTTCCAAATGCAATATTTGGTACATCTACAGTTCTGCAATAGGCTATTGGTTTTAATGCCTCTACACCAACACCATCATTTAGTTCTACATATTCATTATTTAGAATTACATTGATGGTTGTGGAAGTACCATTATTTGTATAAACAGCAGATACTCCATGACCATAGTTAATATCTAAATATCCAGCCATATCTAATTCAGTTTCTAATCTAAATTGAGACATTATTCTTCCTCTAATACCAAAGAGACTAAACCTGTATTATCAGGTTCTACCGACCTAACAACAAATGTAGTTGTTGGTTTCAAAACATTACCCTTATCAGTTGTTATTGCATCAACTCTTAATTTATCTTCTTGAGATATATAAGGTACATCAGATGCTTTAACTATTGCTCTTGGCTGATAACCAGCAACAGGAACAGTGCCGCCTTCTATATTAAAATATTCTTGGTCAATAATAATATTAATATTCTTAGAGAATCCTGAATCAATATCAAAAAGGGTATCTATTAATGGGAAGTCATCCCATAGAGATTGTTGGACTTCAAAGAAAGTGGCAGTAACACCATGACCTGTTGTGGTATCAACATAGGCGTTAAAATCTAATGCACTCTCTAAAGGCATGATTTACTTTTTAGCTCTAGTCTTAGGAGCTTTTACTTTTGAAGTTTCTAAACCTACGCTTCTATCTTGTTTTTCAGCTTTAGGCTTACCTACATGAACTTCAGCTTTACCATAACCACATAAAGCATGACCTTCATGTTCAGGTAATTCAACTATATCGCCAGCATGAACCTTAGAACCACCAGCCATTGTATCTGTTAATATTTTATATTTTTTCATATTTAAGTTGGGGGTATTGCTACCCCCATTCCATTTAAGCATCAGTTAATTAGTCGCTTGATTTACAGAAAGATACTGCGTGTCTTACAGCAACATCAACAGTTTGTAGAGCAACAATTCTTACTCCACCTGAAGTTGATAATGCATAAGGGTCAACAGTAATATCTAGTCCACCATACATACCAATTAATAAGTCTGCAAAGTTTCCAAAGTAGAAGTCACCACTTGTTACTTGATTGCTTCTAATAACATTATAACCATTCATAGTGTTATCAGGAGAAACAACAAATTGAGCAGTATTAGTTGCTTTTTCAGTTGTTTTTAAAGTACCAAAGTCAGCAGGTCTACAAATATAAGCTAAAGAACCATTTAAAGCATTATCGTTTGCGACTGCGGACTCCATTGCTACGACCTCAGCCCATGTAGGGTTAGCAGCAGCAAATGTAGTTGTGTTAATACCTGAAGTATTAGCAATACCTGTAGGCTGACCACTTGTACCTGAACCAGCTAAAGCACCTAAATCAATAGCAGTAGCTATAGATTGTGTTAGGTCATCTCTGATTAAATTCTCAACATCTAATGAAGATTGTTGTAATAATAATCTAGTAGCATCAGTAAAAGCACCGATTACTTTGGGAGACATAGTTACTGAACCTGAAGTGAATTCTGATTCAGAAGCAGCAGTACCTTCAGTTGCAATCCAACCAGCAGAAGAAGCAGCAGTTTTCTTAGGTATTACAACATTACCTTGTAATCCTCTAAGCATTGTTGCACCAGCTTGCATTACACTTGAGCTGTTTCTTAATACATCAATGAAGTCTCCACCTCTATAATCTTCAGCGATTAGAGTTGAATCATCAGATGAATTAATATCTCTTTGCTTCCAAGTTCTTAGAACTTCAGCAGGTAACATGATGCCTTGAGCATCTTTACCATATTGTCTAGCAGCTTCAGCAGAACATTCAAATTCAAATGCTGCATCTTCTTGTGCTTTTCTGTCGCTAGGATTAGCCATAGCTCTAATAGCTTTTACTAGGCTAAACTGTCTAACTTCTTTTTTAGTCATACCGATGTCTGAAGGAGTTTCTAAAGGAGTGTTGTTAGAAATATTTTCTAATAATACACCTCTAAATTCTTCAACAGAGATACCATCAGCAATCGCTTTGTCAGCTAAATCTCTTTTATTGTGTCTAGCTGCTAAATCTATAATCTCTTTTGAGTTTCTTTTAAATTCAGCTTTAGCTTCATCAATAGTTTGAGTTCTAACTTCGTCTAGGTTTATGTCTTTTTTATCTTCTGACATTTTTATCTCCTTAAAGTTAATATCATTATTATTTTTAGAACGACCAACTCCAACAAGCCTTGACTGATCGGCTGGGACTGATACAGAGGATACCTCCATAGGAGTCCACTTAGCTTTATAGTAAGTCTCATCTTTGTCATTCATTCTTTCCAGTTTGTCGATGCGATATCCGACGGATATATTCATGCGTATCCCATCTTTTACGTCTTCAAACACTTCTTGAGCTAAAGCAGATTTTCCAAATCTGACTACTGCTAAAGACCTTTTAGCAGTCTCGTCTAGTTTGAATTCTTCAATTACACCTATTTGCTTGGTCATATCATGATCCAAGAGAAGAGGCGCACGTCCTGAATTAATAAATTCCATATTTATATCATCAGCAGAATGTCCTAGCACTTCCATGCCAAAACTTCTTTCAACAGGTTCTTCGCTAGAAACTCCTATACGAACTCTTCTATTTTCCTCATCAAGATAAGAATGTTTAGATAAGTCAATAGTTCTATATTTCATAGGCATATCAATTACTTTTCTTTCTTCTTCTTCATGAGCCATAGATACTTCGTCAGTAATCTCTAGTTCATCACCTTCTTTTTCTACATCCTCATGCTTTGCGAATTCAACGATAACCTTATCGTCAGTTTCACTCACATTGAGGATATGTCTATCATCTTTATTCATAGATTTCTCCTCTTTATTTGTTGATAAAGGATGTTTTTCTGATTCTTGCGAATCAAAACTTGTTTGTCTTTCTTCTATAGCATCTTCAAATTTTATATATTCAAAATCATGCTCATCTAACCAATCTTTTGCTTGTTGAGGAGTATATTTAGAAGAATCAAATCTAATAGATTGTATTTCTGATACTCCTTCTTTTATTCCATAAATAGCATCTATGCCATTTCCTAATTCATCATTTTCTCTTGCAAAAGAATCGTATTGTGCTGGGTCTTTTATTCTTGCTGCATGTTCATTTGGATATGGTCTAACATATTCATTTCTCTCATCTTTCATTTGATTTACTTTTGTTGTTGACCACTTATAACCAGCATCACCACCCCATAATGCCCAAGCTATTCTGCCATTAGAAGGATAACCTTCTTCACCAGCGTTAAAACCTTCTGCTTGTTTATCTACTTCATGTCTTGAGAAGAAACTATACATTCTTTTAATAGTTTCATCAGATAAATTTTCATTATTAAGAATTTGATTTGCTCTTTCAGCACCAATTCTAGTGCCTCCACGACCAAATTCTTTTCTCCAGTCTAAACCCTTACGAGCTTCTACTTTCATTCCTTCAGTTGGTCTAGCCATCGTCCTCATCTCCACCAAGAATTTTAGCATCTACTGGATTCTTAGCTCCAAATGGTTGATAAGCCAATTCAATATCATATTGTTTAGCTAATTCAATTTCTTTTTGATGTTGCTCAAAAAGTTCTTCTGTGTCTCTTCCGTATGAACCACTAATATCAGCATAAGTAAGTGTTCCATTTTGTAAACCTATTACATTTGCTTGCATTTCTTTTAAAGGATCAATCCAAGCAAAACTTCTTGGGATGTAATTTACAGAACTAGCAAATTTATCAAATTTACCCATAGGTAGATTGATATAACCTGTAGATATAACCATTTCTAACCAAGATTTAAAAACTGGGTTTATAAAATGGTCAATTACAAATTGTTGATATATCTGATACATACTTCTATCTTCTAAAGCACCCTGTCTTATTGAAGAATAATTAACTGAAGTCAAATCATTAGATAATGAATGATAAGAAATATTTAAACCTGATGCGATACTTCTTAAAACACTTGTTGTAAATGAATCAAAAGCAGTAGTTGGATGAGTAGGATCAAATGCTTTGAAATCCATACCTTGAGGCAATTGCTCAAATACACCAGCTTGTGCGTTCATTGTTGGATTAAAAGTATCTTCATATTCTCCATCACCAACATATCCATCTCCATCAGGAGAGGTAAAGAAGCCCATTTTTGATGCTCCAACTCTAGCTGCAACTATCTCCGCCTCTAAATAACCATTTAACATTTTCACATTAGCCATTGCTGTAGCAACCAAAGAAATACCTCTAGTTTGTTCTGCTCTAGTAGGTAGGTAAGCATGGATAATCTCATCAGCAGGAACTCTAATGTGTTGTGCTTGACTTAAATAAACTCTATCGTATGGATGATCTTTATATAAATGATAAGCAACTGGTCTATCATATTTATCTACTTCAACACCCATTTTAACTTTGTTGCCAGTAGCTTTATAAACATCATTTTTATTTTCATCTAAATGATCTGCTTCTAAAAACTGTAACTGAAAACCAAAAGGTGAATTACTGTTTTTTATTTTTCTAATTAATACTTCACCATCTCTACATAAAGATTCAATAAATATTTTTTGACAATCTAAAAATGATAATCTGCCATTAGTTGTGCAATTACCTACCTGACCCCATTCCTTCCAAGCTGACTCAATGAGCTGGTTTCCAGCAACGTCTAATGAGCCATTGTCATCTCGACCTTTACTGGAAACTCTTATGCCATGCTTACCGATAACATTAGATACCATCAGGTTTAAGTATCTTGCAATATAGCTATCGTTCCTTGCTAACTCTCTTGCTCTATCTCTTAAAATTCTTATGTTATCTTTTATCTCAGCATCGGCACTTGTAGAAGTGGTAACAAAATCTGCAAACAATCTTCCAGTATTAGCTCCTGAGTAGCTTCTTCTGTATGCTTGTCTTTTTTTCTGTTTAGGCTCATTTATGCCTAATATTCTGTTATACCATGCCATTATGTGTAACTCGAAGGATTAGAACCAGTTACCCTACCAAAATTTACTTTAATAGTGTTTCCTGATCCACGTTTATTCTTAATTCTCTGTATTTTGACTTCTTTTAGATATTCAGCTTTATATCTGTCTCTAAAAGTCATAAGTTCGTCTATAGACATTCTTGATAATGACCTACCAGCTATAGACATAGATGATTGGTCAATATTTGCTCTATTTTCAATAACTGCTTCTATTGCATCTAAAACAATCTTTGCATGACTTCTAACCGAAGCAGTTGTAGTTGCATAATTATCTTGAACTTCTACAAAACCTTCTTCTAGCTTGACTCTTGCAGAATCAGAGCTTCTAGTTATGTAAGAAACCCAGTTGTAATTACCTTTTGTATAAGAAGATGTATTACTAGCCTCAATTAAGTAGGTATCACCTGACTCAGTTGCAGTTAATGTAAAATTAGATGCTGTAGCACCATCAACTAAATTAAATTCATAAGATAGTGAATAGTCTGCTACTGGATAATCGTTAGCTAAATCTTCTCTTTTCCATGCCCAATAGTCTCCCAACTGAAGTTCAGTAGGAACTTGTGATGGATAATTTGTTGAATCAAATTTGTTGCTCAAGCAAAAACCTCATAATGTTTTAGATATATCTAATATTACACTATGGTTTTCTGCTAAAAAGTCAACATATTTACAAGGAAAAGTCAAATTACTTCCAAGAAGTAGCAAAATTGCCTCTATTTATGCCTCTTTGGGGTTTATTTTGCCCTTTTTCTTTAGGTTTTGTCTGTCTTGTTAGTATTTTTTCTTCAATTGAATCAAAATTAGGGTTTAAGATGTAAATAGCAGCAAAATTATAGACCAATGTATCCAAAGCCTCATTTCTTGGTCTTAATTGCTTCCAAATTAAAGATTTTCGACCTCTAACAAACTTTGTAACTCTTTTTTCTGCTGTAAGCTGTTTAAAATATTCTTCATCAAGGTCTGAGCAAAAATGCAAGGTAGTTAGCTCATTTTCAGCAGCCAAACGTGCAAAAATAGCTTCTTTTGCTGAATCTGTACCAATTCCGTATAAAACAGCCTTATTTTTGCCAACAAATGTAGGTCTATTAGCAATTGGCTTACCAGCTTGAGATAAACCTTTAACCGCAAAGATTCTTCTAGCTTGTCGTGGCTTAGTAAATTGATAAACCATATTGGTATGATGACCACCTGAGTCAATAGTACAGCACGATATGGGTATTAATCTTTCAGATTCAGTTTTAAATCTTTTCTTAAGATAGGCATCTAAGTCTGACCAAACATTTATAGCGTTTGGATCACCCCAAAATATTTTGTAATCACAAACCCATGCTTCATAGTTTTTACCCCAACCAACTAACTGTAATTCCAATCTGTCTTTTTGTGTATCCACACCAGCAGTTAAAACTAATACATCTTCAGGAATGTTTGTGTAATCATAATTTAATCTACGTTCAAGTAATGTTTCATATTCAACTGTTTCTCCTTGTTCTTCCCAAGATTCGCCCAAAGCAGTATTTATCCAAGTTTTTAACATTTCAGGCTGTTTTTTAGCTTCAAGAAAGTTTTTAGCCATATCAGCCCATGTTGACCAAACTGAATATAACTCTGATATATGAAATCCTGCTGTATTAGATTTAGGTTCTGATGCAATCCATTCACCATGTTTTAACATCCATTGCTTTTTAGATTCATCTATAACTGAACCACAATGATCGCAAGCATAAGAAGCTGTTTCAGGCTTGTTTTCATCCCAAACTACGTTTTTCCATTTTAAAACCTGTTTTTCGTTACATTCAGGACAAGGAACGTGATAAAAGCGTTTATCTGATTCTTCAAAAGCAGTTTCTATTCTTGATAATCCTTTGATTGTAGGTGTAGAACACATATATATCTTTTTATTCCAAAAAGTAGTCGTTCTTTTAGTAGCAAGTGATATAGGATCGCCCTCAGCACCAGCAGATGACTCATATCTGTCAACCTCATCCGCTAATACGATTCTAATTGGTCTTGAGGCGAGTCCTGATGCAGAATTAGAACCCACTATGTTTAAATTACCACCAGCAAATTTCTTAGATAATACTGTATTACCACTATCTCTACTTCTAGGGTCTTTAACACAATTTCTTATCTTCTCAGAATCCCTAATCATAGTAGCAAGCCTATCCTTACTAAATGCCTGAGACATCTGTAAAGTTGGCTGCATGATTAACATAGGTGCTGGGTCTTGATCTATGTAGTAACCTATAACATTGAGAAGTATCTCCGTTGCACCAACTTGAGCAGATTTCATGAATATAATTCTTTGAATATCAGGATCATTAAATGAATCCATTATCTCTCTTTGGTAAGGAGCACGATCTGTACGCCAAGCTCCAGCTTCTGCTGAAGATTCAGGAGATAAACGTCTGTATCTATCAGCCCAGTCGCTAATCTTTAGATTCGGTGGTGGAGTCCATACCTGATTGGTCTCCTGTATCACCTTTTCTATATTTTTGAGGTATTCCATCTTGAGCTAACTCGTTTAGTGCTTCATGCACTTGTTCTTTTATTATTAATTCAGCTTCTGCATATTTATCTACTGTTATGACTTGATGTGCAATTCTTGATGGCAAGCCTAACAACTTAGCTCTTGCATTAGATACATAATCAATCCATGTCTCTTGCACCAGTTCTGCTGGTATTAACTTAGCTTCCATCTCTTCTACTTCAAGTTCAGCCTTCCTAGCTTGAGCAGCAGTAAGTTTTGTTTTCTCTTCTGTTATATCACCAGTGCCATCTTTTCTAGTATATCTAGCAGATTTTCGTAAATGATTAATATACTGTACCCTGCATACGTCTATATTAACAGGAGACCTTCCTGAACCAATAGTAAAGATTCCTTTACCTATCAAATCACTTATTGATTGTGGTGATAGATCAAGGTGTTCTGCTAATTCTTTTCTTGTAGCCAAGTTTTTATCGTGATTTCTTAATACTCATAAGTATAAATATACTTGATATAAAGCTCAATTACAAAAGGTCATTTATATTATAAATACGGCTGATAGTACAGCTCTGTCGCTACAAAAAGAATGGGGTGCCGCAACCTGCGTAGTGCTTGGCTGGAAAGTACCTTGAAGCTGAGAGCCTTATAAATAAAGGGATACAGAGGACATCAAAAAAGAACGCCTAAAAATCAAAGAAAAGATAAAAAATAATAAAAACTCTATTATTCATGGAATTTATAAAGGTATAAAAAGAGGTAAAGATATTAATTAAAAATAATTTATATTATCTATTGACTATAAATATATTTTTATATATATTAGTGTTATGTTTAATTTAAATAAGGAGAAAATAAACATGAGAGAATTTACTAATAATCAAATAGAAGCAATAAAACTTTTTAATGAGCATGTAGAGATGTCTGACTTTTGGTATGAAAAAGATTGTAATGATTTAAAGCCAACAGATATAACAGAATATATATACATGGATGAAGCGATAGAGCTATTAAATAAAAACGGGTGGACTGTTGAAAGTGCTGAAGGAACTATCGGCAGTTTAATAAATAAAGATGTTATGTATGAAGTTGATTACTGCATACATAAAGAAGCACCAGTTTTTGTGGTTCATTGGATTGATTTAGACAACATCAAGGTGGCTCAATAGCCACCTTTAATTAATAAGGAGAATATAAACATGGAACAAGTACAACAACAAGAAACAAAACACGGCGTATATTTCGCTAACTTAGAAGCATACAATCAAGGGCGTATGATTGGGGGCTGGTTATATCCTTTAGATTATGAAACATTAGAGGGTTTTTTAGAAGCAATTAAACAAGTAACAAGAAACGCCGATGAAGTGGCGGTGCATGATTATGATGATTTTGTTGATATGGGCGAATATCCATGCCATAAAGAGCTGTATAAATTAATTCATGCTGTAAATGATTCATATCTTGATAATGAAATCCTATTTAAATATATGGCAAATCAACATAATTATTCTATTGATTTAATAGATGAAGCTGAAAATTCCCATGTAACCACTTGCGACAATTTCAGAGACTTTGCCTATGAAATGGCTGATCTAGATATTGAAACGAATGTTAACAAAGATGCACAACAATTTGTTATAAATAATTTTGATTATGAATCTTATGAGAGAGATTTAAAACATAGTTATTATGTTATTGATTTAGATAACTATGATGTTGCTATATTTTCACATTAAGGGGGTAATAATGAAATATAAAATAATAATTAATAGCGGAACTCTTAAAGGCTTTTTAGCCTTTAGGGGTTCATGTCTTGCAACTATGCAAGATAAATATAAACGCCTACAGAATCAAGGGCATAAATTAAAATTAATAAGGGGTGAATAATGAAATTTTTAATAACTCATACATGGAATGGTGGAGGAATGAGAGACTCTAAAATTCATATTTTAGATAGTTTTTCTAATCATATAAAAAGAGATGTTGAAAAAATGTTCTTAGAGGATGATATGCAAAATATCAAATATGAAAATAATACTAACAGCTTTTATTATAATTTAAATAATGATTTAAATGATACGGGTAGAATTAGATTTGAACCTTTACCCGATGATGCTCTAGCTGTTGCATTATATCCAAATGTAAATGAATCAGAAATTATTACTGACAACGATATTTTAGAAGCATATATAAAAGATGTTTTAAATGATGAGTATAATGAGCATAAAAAAATATATAACTATTTAGCTGATGTTGAATATGAGCCTAACTATTTAATGCTTTGCACGTTGCCAGTAGTTAGACAAGTAGACCATTTTTAATATTAATCTAACCAATCAAAGGCGGTATTATTACCGCCTTTTTTATGCCTTCAATATATAAGAGAGCCTTAGAGCCTTTTTAAGACGTTTTAATATTAAAGCCTTGTATTACTATCAATATATAATTATATTGCAATAGACGGCTTTTCTGTGCCTTGTTTTTTTTCTCTGTTGCTTCTTTTTGTTTCTGTTGCTTTCTTTTTTTTCTTGCGGTGATTTTTTGATTCAAATATAAATTTGCCTTAAATATAAATTTGCCTTAAATATAAATTTGCCTTAAAAGTAAATTTGCATCAAAAGTAAATTTGCCTTAAATATAAATTTGCCTTAAATATAAATTTGCATCAAAAGTAAATTTGCATCAAAAGTAAATTTGCCTTAAATATAAATTTGCCTTAAATATAAATTTGCATCAAAAGTAAATTTGCATCAAAAGTAAATTTGCATCAAAAGTAAATTTGCCTCGATCTTAAATTTGCCTTAAATATAAATTTGCATTTAACTATTGCTATTTATATATTTTTATATATAATAGGTTTATGTTCAATAAAAGTAAGGAGTTATAAACATGAATAAAACACAATTAAAGAAAAACGATAAATTAGCATTTAATCTTGCTGTTGAAATGATGAGCAAGTACGCAAAAGAATGTGAAAAAGATAAAAAAACAAAAGAAATGAATCCTATTATAGGAACATATCAATTGATAAATCAACTGGCAATAGGTCTGATATACAAGGCTGATGGCTGGGAAGATGCCATTCTTGATGTAATTGATGATGCTATCAATGATGCAAGGGATACAGTCATGGCAACAAAAGAAAAGGAGTATCTAAATGTCTAAAAATAAATACGAAGCAAACGATATCTATGAATTATCAAATCAATTAAGCCTAGATGACATGGTTACATTGATTAATTGTTTTTCAAGCAATATCGGTGCATACATAGGAAGTGCTGGAAATCATGTAATTGATTCAGAATTAGATTGGGCTTGTACTAATGGGCATAGCATACAACTAAATTTGCAGTCTGTTAGTGAATACGAAGATCTTAAAGATTGGAAATTTTTAATGGATGGTTTAAAGAAAAGGAGTAAAAAATGAATCTAACTAAAAAACAAATAATAGAAAAACTTAAAAGCATACAGTATGAAGTTGATAACATCTTTAATGAAAGGGTAGATAGATTTGACATAGAGTTACTAGACTTTCACAAAGATCCTGAGCCTGATTATGGTTATATATCACATTTAGGGCATGAGGTTTATGAGGCTCAAAGAGTTCAAAAAGTAATTTTAGAAATAATAGGAGAGGAGGACTAAATTTGCGGTAAAGGTAAATTTGCCTTAAATATAAATTTGCCTTTATCTTTTTTTCATGTGTCTTAGAAATTGTTTGTGTAATTCTTTGTGCAAATTATTCTTAACGACCATTTCTCCAACTTTAAAGAAATCAATAAACTTTCTATGCTTAATGAATGGGGTATAAGCAACCAACAGTTTTAATCCATCTCTACCTTTAACTCCTTGCCTTTCCCAAATACCATAAACTTTTGATCCTTGACCTTTAGGAACTCCTTGAAAACGAGAGCCTTTTCTTTGTGAATCAGTAGTTTTATCTATTCTTGATAATAAACCACCCTTTTTAGATAGTTTTACAATATTACCAAATTTGCCTTGTTTAGGTAAACCATCTCTTGTTGGAGAGGGATAACCTCTATTTCTTGCAGGTTCATCATCTCCACTGTAAATGTAATGTAAGTATTTCGCCGCCCAATCCTTGACTCTTACAGTCATAGCTAATTTGCTACTACTTGGTTTAGCAAATTGAGATATAACAACACTTTTAATTGTTTGTGGTCTTGGCTTATCTAATTTATCGTGCAGGTGTGACCTTTCAGCATTAACAATTTTTTCGCCAGTATAGTTCATGGCTCTAGCCATAATTTTATTGAAATCTTTTTTGTTTAAACTTCGGTCAAGTTCTTTTCTAACTTGTCTTAGATTTGATTTTAAAACTATCCGCATATCAAATTTGCCTTAATTATAAATTTGCCCAATGACTTTTTTTATCAAACTTTAAACCATTCTCATTTGCTACTTTAAGAATAGTCGATTTGCTTCTACCTAAAGACATTACCACCTCGTTTAGCGATTTGCCTTTATCGATTTGCCTTTTAAGTTGCGAAACATCAATTTGCGGTTTATTGCTCATTATAAGTTCTTGTAATGTTCTTTTAATTTATTAATATACCAAATTGCTTTCTCTAAGTCTTGAATATTGGCATCTTTATATTTATGCCTGTGTAGGTACTTAATTGCATTACCCTCAAGATACGAAGGGAAATTTGCACCTAACTGTTGCTTTATGTAGTCGATACATTCCAATTTGCCTTTATTATAATGGGGTGGTTTGTTGATGGGATCACTCATTTGCTTCTCCTTTTGGTAAGTAAACTTCAATATATGCTTCACATTTAGGGCATGATAAATTCGTGACAATATCATATTCTTCATTCTCATCAGCTATATCATGATCTCCACCCCAAATAACCTTAGTTCCACAATGCCAACAAGTCATTTGCTTCTCCTTACTAATTCATTCCTACATTTTTGTATGACCTTTTTCTTTGCACTTGGTGATTCAATATAATCATTAAGTTCTGCAATTGTCATACACTTCAAATAATAATGTTCAATACTTAATTTGCCTGTAGCCCTATCTCTTATCTTGGCACTAGGTTTTAGTTTTATCGGCATCTTTTTTCTCCTTTTTCTTTTTTCCAAATACTTTTTCCCAATTTGCATCTATCTTCTTAGAATCTTCAGGTCTACGTTTACTACCCTTGCCTCCGTGCCATTTAGTCATAATCTACTCTTTGTATATTTACAGATTTATCCAATTTGCTTAAAAGTTCTTTTGCTCTCATAAAATCAGTTGGGATACAACGTAATAATTCTTCAATGCTAAATATCATAATATCTTTTTCTTCTTTGTGTATTAATTCTAATACTGGCTTCTCATCATCAGTATCACATACCAATGCAGTCTTTTTATCAAACGTAAAGCATTTTGCATTTGGTTGGATCATAATATATCCACTTTCTTCACATTTGATATTTAACTGCTCATAAGCTCTCATCATCATTTCCACCATAGCAATTTGCTTTTTAGGGGAGTCTTCTCGTAAAGATGTTTTTAGCATTTGCTCTGCTTTAAGAAATTTGATCTCAAAGTCAACGCCTACCATTTTATAGATTCGTTTCCAATTACCCCACTTAACTTGAGTTTCAGCTTCATAAATCCTCAACTCTTTTAATTTATCTTTTAAAGATTCTTCTAAATAATTACTCATATTTTATATCCTGTGTTATGTGTGTACATCTAAGTGTGTATCTGTGTAGTCCTTACGGACTACTACACACACACACACTTATATAATGTACCGCTACACACTTACACACTTGTTTACACACTTACACACTTTAACATTATAATAGCTCATAATCTTCATAAGGTCTGAACTCAACTAGCCTGTAACCCTGCTTGGTTGTCGCATTTTTGTCTCTTGTAGCATGAACTATGATTCCAGCTTTTTCTAACCTTGCAAAAGCATTATTTGTGTTATCTCTACCAATTTCCTTACCACTTCCGTTAAAAACAGCATGATGCCCAAAAGTAGAGTGTGTAAACCATTTTTCTTCAGGTTTTTCCTCATCTAGTGCTAATGAGTACATTAAACCTGCTATCTTTTTATCTACTATGTGATCTATTTTTGATTGTGATTCCTCATCAGATTCAATCTCTGCATCAGTCTCAATTAATAATCCTGAAGTTACATCAAGACCTTCACCAACTAAATGCTCCTCATGGAATACAAAGTTTTTCTCTGCCATACCCATTCCGTCTTTATTCTTAGTTTGCTTCATCTTGACAAACATTTGCTCTGCACTATCAACAGTCTTATCTTTTCTCTCAACTAAGAACTCACCATCAATAGAAGCATCAAGAACAGAACTACCTCTAGCTCTTCCTTTATTCCCTCTACCTGTATGATGAACAAGCAATACTGTACAATCAAAATCATGTATCAATTGGTCTGCGGCTTTGACAAACTTATTAACCTCTTGAGCTGAATTCTCATCACCACTAAAGTTACGCTGAAACGTATCAAAGATAATTAAACCGATTTGCCCTACTTCTTGTTTAAGCAAATTAATCTCATCTTCTAACTTCTGATACTCTTCAGGCTCGTTAATCCTTGAACCTCTGTTAGATAAAAACAATGGTGCTTCTTTTAAACTACCGCCATGTTTGCTTTGGTTATAAGCAGCCAATCTCCTACGAATTCCTGCAACTCCCTCACCTGCAAGATAGACTACTGGTGCTTTTTTTGCATTATGTCCATAGAAATCACTACCTCTTGCTACTGCACAAGCCATAGCTATCGCGATAAACGATTTGCCTGATTTCGGCTCACCAAACACTGTTATAAGTCTTTGTGTTTCAAAAACATCTGTTATAAGCCAATCAGGATTCGTTACCTGCGATAAAACAATATCGGCTCTCTGAAAGCGTAACGCACCTTTAGGTAGCTTTTCTTTTTGTCCTTTGACAAAGTTAATAAAGTCATCTGCTGATTTAAAATAACCCCTCTGATAAGCATCATAAAGATCATCTTTATCATTAAAATCTTTTGGTGGCTGTATAATCCTAATTGATTTGCATCCTTCTTTTCTAAGATGTTCAGCTAGTTCTTCTGCACAATTCTTACCTGCTTTATCATTATCAGGAAATATCCATACTTCTCTATCTAATACAGGCTTCCAGTCTGCTTTCTTCCAACTATTGACTCCACCATGCCAAGTACAAGAATCAAGCGTATCTCCTATTATTGCCTCACAGCCCTTCAGAGCCTTCTCACCTTCATTTACTACGATTGGCTTGGTAGGGTACTTATCCGTATAGTAAATTGGCATGAGAGGGCTCTCAGGACGTTTTAGATGCCATAAACCATCAGCACCTAATGTAAATGGTGCATATTTCTGTTTAATGGCATGACCTTCAGGGAATCTAAGAACAATAAAATTATTGCTATATTTAAGACTGACGATTGACTGTTTGTATAAGTCAATCATTTGATCTCTATTGAATGACCTAGCATTACTTGTGGTTTCACTTTTAGGGGGGTTAAAACCACTTAATAAGGAGTCATTTGAATGTAATGCTAAGTCATAACCAAACTGTTTTAAAACTGTATTTATATCTTGATTTAAGTGTTTTATTAAATCAATTACACCACCACCGACTCCTGCCTCGTGATCGTAAAATGTACCCTCTTTTTTATTAAGAACCATTGAACCCTTGTTACCCCATCTAAGCTCGTTAGATGAGGTCTTGCTGGGTTCTCCTAGTAGTTGCTTGGCAACTTCAGGAGCTATTCTTATCCAATCTATCTGTTGCATCAGAATGGTATATCGTCATCAGTTAATTCATTCTGACTTACCATCTCTGCTACTTTATCAGCAAGACCTTCGTTTGGACTTTTAAATCCATCATCTTCTGAAGTATCACCATCATTATCATAGAAAGGTGGTATTTCAAAACCATCAAATCTAGGTGCAAATTTATTGAATTTAAAATCAAGTTCAGATGATCTACCAATTCCTACCTGTATTTCTTTTGAGCCTAAATACTCAACTACAGGCAAAGAACCGCTATTTGCATCCATTTGATTCCAAAAGCCAGTTAGTATCTTATTAAAAGCACTTGATTCAGCATAAGTGAATCTACTCCAAATAAGTGCGTGTTCATGTCCAAAAGGCATAACTACACAACTAAAGGCTCTTTTCCAATCATCAGCAGGCTTTGGTGATGCTTGACCAAATTTGCTGTCCCATTGATACTGATATTCACCAGCATAACGACCCCAGCCTGACTTAAATGTTGCAGGGTCTAACTGCAAATATTTAATATCAATTGGTGTTTTACCATTAACAAAGAACTTCTGATCTGCTGTTTTAAAAGCAAGATAATAGTCTTTGCTGTCTCCATTGGAATTTGACATTCCGCCTAATATATCCATATACTCTCCTATGGTTAATGTATTGTTTTCTCAATACTGTTTAAGTAATCAGTTTCAAGTTGGGTGTAACACCTTTCCTTAAAACTTTCATAATCCTCGTCATTTATTATTCCGAGAAATTCACAAGCACTTTGTATTTTGTCATAGGCAAACCTACAATAATCCTCAAAGTCCTGCTCAAGCAGGTAGCTGTTTAAATCCATCTGCCTTTTGTATGATTTCATCTAGCCTTTCGCATATATCTGATAATGGACACATATATGCACATTGCCAGTTGGGTTGTTCAAATTGATTAAAAAGCCATAAAGGCACAACACACATGATACTTCTCCTATCGAATTTATATATCAATATAGGAATCAAGTCATCACCAGCACTCTCTATTGCTTGTTGCCACCATGCGTTCTTATAAACATTCTGATTGCCATTGTTCTTATATCTTTTACACTCAATAGCAAAGTTCCTGAAATAAATGTCAGCCATTCCTCTAGTCTGATATTGGTCTAAATTTCTTTTTACTCTTTCATCTAAACCTTTTTCTTCTAATACAATATTAAGTTTATTGACTATTAATCTCTCAAATGCTGCACCTTTATTTCTTGCGTTTACCATTAATCTAACTCATTTAAAATATATACTGCTGCTATCACACTTATAATCGCACCAATAAAAACCAATCCAAATATTCCTGCAATAAAATATAATATCCAATCAAGCATCGAATCTTGTCCTTACTATCTTGCCACTCATGTATTGTATTTCTCTATAATGCTCTCCAGCACCTTTTTGAAAATAGTAATACTTTATTTGCTTATCTAACTTTTCTTGCTCTAATTCTTTTCTACGCTTCTCAACTGCTGCTTTATTTTGACCCATTTTTCTTACTCTCTTTATAAGAAACCATGCCTAGCTTTAAGACCATTTGCGTTGCAGTCTCAATATTCATGTTGTTTTTGATTGCGAATATCTTGATCTCTTTATGTAGATCATCCGATATCCAAAGTGCTTTTTTTATTTTTTCGTCCATTCTGACTCTCCTTTTTAATATTAATATTTATTTTGCAATAAAGCTAGAACTTTATTACCCTCTCTTCCAAAAACCCTTATACTTAGTTCAAGGGCGTAAGATAAACTCTCCATAAAACTTAATACTCTCATATATCTATTCGCCCTTTCTTATAAAACCAAATCCACAACATTAGGACTATTGTAAATACTAAGAGGTTTACCCTTTTGATATTCTTTATAATCCTCTAGGTATTGCTCCATCATGTTCCAACCATAATCCATTTGCTCTTTAGTAATTCTAAAAACCTTAGATGCATAAGGTTCTGTTTTTTCTTGTGCTATAAAGACAAAGTCTGTTACATCATATCCAGCCATCTGTAATCCTCTTCTATAAAATGCTGCTTGTAAGTCATAGCCATACTTTTTGACTGACTTATTAAAAGCATAAGGTTCGCAAGATATAGTAGTTTTATAATCTACTATTACTATTTCATTATCTGAATTAGGTTTATCTAGTGGCGGACACATTAAATCAGGTCTACATTTGCATAGCACATCATCTTCGTACCAGTAGATACTTGCTTCAGCCAATTTGCCTTTTGCATTTAAGTAAGCATTACCCTCATATATCATATTTGCCTGCATATCAAAGATCATGTGTGCATCTTCTTCTTTTAAGACTATATAACCTTGCTCCTCATATTCAGCTTTCTCTTCTTTAAATGCTTTAGTGTAAGGAGAACCGCTTATAACTCTTACTTCTTTATCAAAAGCCTCTTTGCCCTCTACTAATAAAGAATGAGCTGCTGTACCAAACTTTAGTGCAGGAGTAGATTCAGATTTATGATTAACTGCGTGTAATTGCGATTGACCAAATCTTCTAACATAACTACTACTGATACCTACACCAGCATGATAATCTTCATTGGGTATGTCTTTATAAATAAGAGCCTGACCTTTTTGTTCTGACTCAAAGTTCTTTAGTGATTCTATTCTCATGTGTTGACTCCCATCAAATAAGCTATCTCTGTTAGAGAATCTCTGACTATATACTCCTTATCATCTACTTGAACTTTATTCTCTCCAGTAAATACATCTCTGTAGTAACCTCTTATTTGCCTTTTGGCTAAGATCAAAGGTTTTGTTTTACCAACTTCGTTTAATGTTATCTCTCTCATTTTCTGTCATTCTTATCTTTAATAATTAAAGCTGCTCCATAACATAGGTAACAAGCTGCTGCTAATATTATTAGTGTTTGTGGACTTTCTATCATAATTAACTCCTCCATATAATTAATATAAATATATTAAATTATATTTATATAATATGCAAGTGTTAAATTATTGAGTTTAAAACAGGAACAGAATTAAGAGCATCAAGGGTTTCCTTAAGTGAATCTAATTCCATATTATCGGTAATGGATTTTTTATCAAAGGTGAAATAATTTTGTGATGAGGTATTTGCCTTAAACATAATTCTCTTCTCATCATCATAAAAGAATACAAAGGCTAAAATATCGCAACGATAGTTTTTATAGGTTTCAGACATGGATCGTGAGTTTTCAGCAGCAAAGACAAACTTCTTTTCTTTAGTAGCTCGTCTGCTTTTTACCTGAACAGTATATTTGCCTCCTGACACCTCCATCAGCAAATCGGCAGGATGTTTTTCTTGCGTTGGGTAACAAAAGTCAGCGTACTCAAGCAGAAACGTTTGTACTAATGATTCTCCTAATGCACCAAGTCGAGAATTATTTTGATGCTGGTCTGATGTTTTTCTTGGCACTTTTACACAAAGCTAGTTTTCTTGAATTCCTAGCTGCCCTATTTGGTGTTTGAACTGCATACTTACTTCTTAATACTTCCTCTGATGCTTCCAACCAACAACCCATCTCCATCAGAGCTCGTGTTTGTCTAAAATTCATAAATCCTGTTATGCCCATTTGAAATGCCATGTCTACACATACCTCTTGAGCAGGTACAGGAAAACTTCTCCATACTTCCCATACCTTATCTAAATTAGCTACAACTCTAATAATATCATTTTCAAGCAAATACATAGCTTCATCTTCTGATATGCCATTCTTATCTAAGCAACGACCTACGCCAATTGTGTTGTACCCTAAGCTGCATTTATATAAGTTCAGACACAATCCCTCATTCTTGATCAGCATTTCTTTTATGTTTTCGTACATATTATTTTTTAGTTTTTTCGTAGGTTCTAAGTGTTGACATACCAAGCATAGCCATAACGATTGTAGATAATTGGCTAAAGTCAAACTCAGGTGTTTCAAATTGAACTCCATTGACGATAAGAATGTATTGAATGATAGGTTCTAAAATAAAATGATAAGTGAGTGATAAACCGCAGCACCAACCGATAAAAGGACGCCAGCCTGAGACAAATATGTTATTGTGTTTTGCTTCAACTTTATTTACTTCTAATTGTGCTTTGTTTAACGAAATTATTTCTTTCTCAAGTTCATGAGATAGTTTTATTTTCAAATCTTTATCAGCAACAAATTTATCTAATATGTCACCGACAGGTTGGATTAGTTTATCTATCATAATTTAACAATCAAGGTGATAATGCCACTTAATAGTATTAATATGACTGCACCCAAACCACCTTTAATAGACCAGTCAATTGAATTTAATTTAGATTCAGTTTTGTTATCTAAATCTTTAACTGAATCTTCTATTTTTTTAAGTCTATTCCAGTTTTGAGTCCATCTTTCACCGCATTGGATTTCGTGTTTTTCTAATTCAACTCCGATATCTTGTGCGGTGACTCTAGGCATTTATTTTTCCTCTACTACCTCAACTTCTTCTTCAGCATTGATAGCTCTATCAAATGATTCAATAACTAAGTTTTTATATTCATTAGTAATGACATAATCATCATAATACTCTTGAAGTCTAGCTAGTTTTTTACCAGCAACATTTAACTTAGCAGCAAGTGCCATTTGCTCTTCGTTTAGATCAGAAGCTCTGTACTCTTTACCATTGAATGTAATTATTACTGGTTCTTGGTTTTCCATTTTATTTTCTTCTTTACTCATTTAACTCTCCTATAAGTTATTTAAAATTAAATTATATACTAAGATTCTAAAGTTTTTGTTACTGACGTTGGATTTTTTTGACTTTCTATTTGTGAATCTAAATTTGCTTCTAAATCTGCAACAGCTTCTTCACCCATAGCATCAATAACCCAACCCTTAACCATATCTGATGTTACATCAGCAAATGATGTAAAGTTAGATAAATCAGATGTATCTAATGATTGTGTACCATAAGATGATGCTAAATAATCTCCATCTTCTGCGTTTAATCTCCAATGCACGTTATAAACAACGTCTGCATTACCATCTAGTGTTGGGTAAGTATCAACTGTTGAAACGTCCCAAGTATAATTAATTGCCATTTTTATTCTCCTTTTAATAAGTTAATTTCAGATTGTAAGGCTTCAATCTGTGCTTGTTGTTCTTGTATAGCTTTAGTTAAAAGAGGTACAAGTTTGCTGTGGTCAATGCCCTGATATTCAGGATTACCTTCATCATCAACTGCATCTTTTTCACCTGAAATAGCTTCAGGAACTATATCTTGTACTTCGTGTGCTAAGAAACCATCAACTGTTGTATCTGCATCAGCTATAAAGTTAAATCTAGCTGGTTTTAATTGTGCAACTCTATCAAGAGCATTAAAGTCGTAATCTACATTTTCTTTTAATCTGTAGTCTGAAGATGTGTTGTAGGCAACACTTGTTGTTCCATTATGGTTAATACTTCCTGCAACTTGATTTCCTGAATTTAAAAATACTGCAAAGTTTGAACCAGTACTAGCATAGGTTGTTTTTGCAACATAACCATTATGTGTTGCTCCATTAAATGATGAAAGAACTTTTGAAGCACTTAATTGTGCAGTAGCACCCACCAACAAGTTGCCTGAACTATCAATACGCATATCTTCTGCACCATCAGAACCAAAGAATCTATGATAGCCACCAGTTTTATAGCCCATGTAACCTATGTTATTGCCACCTAGTATTTGGTATGTACTTGCTTGTGAGCTAAACTGAATACGACCAAGATTAGCAGCACCATCAGCTTGTAATATCATCGTGCCTGAAGTATCAATACGCATTCTTTCTGTACCTACTGTTCTGAATACCATAGGATGACTTGTACTTGTATTTATAGATAATCCACTTACACTATCAGGATATATGTACGCTGCAATAGAATCATCAGCCGAATATAATCTAATTGCACCTGCTTTATTATTATCTGTTCCTTGTATAGCAAGTGTTGTAGCACCTGAACTTGGTTGGGATATACTTGTCCTCCCAATTCCAACGTTGCCTGATGTGTCAATTTTTAAAGCAGTATTGTAGGTAATAGCTGAATTTGCTGTGCCTGAAACTGCATTATAAAATGTATGATTTCCAAAACTTTGTTCATATAAAGTTGAATATCCGTCTGTTGTATATTTTAAACCACCGTTATGATAAACATTTTGTCCTGAATATATATATGAAGAACTTTGTGAACCTACAAAACCACCTTTAGTTACTAAAGAACTAAAATTGGTATCCCAAGAAGGAGATGTATTTCCAAGACGTAATTGTCCTGAAGAATCAATACGCATTCTTTCTGAGCCGTTGACTTGGAAATTCATACTAGTATCGTCAGTCGCAATGCGTCCGTTGTAAGCATTATCAGCGTTATTCCTAAAGCTAACAGAAGCATTACCATCGCTAACTCTACCTTTTAACCAAATGTGATTACCAGCAGTGTCATAGACTCTTAACTTTCCTGCGGTAAATGTATTGTCACCAATTCCAACGTTGCCATCACTATCAATACGCATGGCTTCTGAACCTGCGTTTGACTTAGTTACTTGAAATTTTAATCCTGATGACCTTAATGCTGCTATACTGTAATCAGCATCTCTATAAGAAATTATAGCTGGTGCTGATGCATTAGAACTTAGACTTCCTGATGCTAAAATTATTGAAGCTGTAGGTGTTGTAGAGCTTGTTTGACTTGCTGCTTTTACAAGTATTGATGGGCTAGATGCATCATCTTCTATAATAGCTTGACTTGATAGGTAGAGATCTTTCCATCTTGCTCCTGTAGAACCTAAATCAATTAAAGCATCTCTAACATTGGTATTACTAGTATTAAAAGGCTCTATAGTATCACTAATTGAATTAGTTCTTATACCAACATCACCAGTACCAATATACATAATACTACTTGCTGTACCAATACTTCCAACTGTTGAGCCGTTTTTGGCGAACTCTACAATAGTGCCATCCGTATTGTTTCTGCGGAAATAATGACCCTCGTCATCAACAGAAGTAACTAAACGACCTGTACTAAATATA